CGGGCATCCGGGGACGCTGCCAGGTGGTTGATGATATTGAGCAAACCCAAAAGGGTCACACCCAGCACTTCCCTGGATTTATACCCGGAATCGTCAACGCTGGTTTGCACACCCAGGTGGCCGTCGGCAAGGCTCCCTACCATCACGATCATGATTTCATTCTGCATTTTTGCTCACCTCCTCTTTTCCATCTCTGCGACTGCTTGGCAGATGGCATCCCGCGCCGACTTGCGGCTCAGTGCCCGCCAGGCGGTTACCAGCTGCCGCAGGGCCTGGGCCTCGTCGCCGGAGATGGCGCCCACCTGCACCATGTGGCCGAGTACGCCAAGCATTTCGGTGACGGACAAGCCGGACAAGGTGTTCAGCGCTGCGGCGTAATCTTTTGCATTGTTCATACTGCTACCTCCTTCAGTTCCTTTGCCTTGCGCTTTTTGGCGGGCTTGTCCGGCGCTTTGCCGCCGTTGAAGCGGATGGTGATTTTTACGCCGTACTCATCGCCGTACTTGTCGGTTAGAATATCCGAAAGAACCCGCTCGATGTTTGAACGGATATGAGATTTTTCCTCAGCGGTCAGCAGATTGGGGTCTGTCATTGTAATCATGCGGGCACCTCCTTCTTTGTCCCGAAAGTGGGACAATCAAGCTAAAAAAATTTTGGCTTTTTCTGAGCCAGACTTTATATTGAGAAGTTCGCATAGAGTGTCAACCTCATCACACCTAAAGGATGAACGGCCATTGATTTTGGCGTTTAGACTGTTCACGCTCATCTTGGCAGCTACTGCCAATGTCGATTGACTATACCCGGCAAGCACGATGGCCGCCTTGAGTTTCTTTGTGTCTACCAATGGTAAAACTCCTTTCTTTAATGTTTGTCCCGCTTCTGGGATAATGCTATATTAGCATAATAATTTGTATTAGTCAACTCATTTATGGGACGTTTTTTGCTTTTTTTGGTTTTTACTGTTGCGGATTTGGGACAGTGGAGATATACTATAGTATAAAAAGGAGGTGGATTTACATTGGATGCAAGAGCTGTAAAAATAAAGCAACTGATAGAAAATTCGGGGAAAAGCTATGTAGAGTTAGAAAAAGCAACCGGTATTGCAAAGTCATCGCTGCAAAGATACGCCTCTGGCACTACCGCGAAAATTCCCTTGTCGGCCATCGAAAAAATATCAGCGGCTTTTGGTGTGTCTCCCGCGTATATCATGGGGTGGGAAAAAGATGCAGAAGATTTGGCGGAAATGGTTACAAAAGTCTTAAGCGACCCTAGGGCTTTGCGACTTGTAGAGGCATATATGTCTCTGGATGATGATGGTAAAGAAAAAGCTGAGGCGATCATTGATGTTTTGGCTCAAAGTAAAAAGAGCTGATGGTGCAAGGTGGTACATTTAATGGGTTGGGATAAAGAATCTGAAGAGTTAGCGGATATTTTTTCTGGTGTCATGAGTAACCCGGGAGCATTGCGGCTGATGAAAACATATATGTCCTTGGATGACGCAGGCAAGAAAAAAGTCGATACTATTTTAGAGGCCTTGGCAAAATAAAAAAGGCCGACGCAAAGCGTCAGCCTTTGGGGATAAACAATCGCTCGACAAGCCGGATGATAAACCTTAATTGGTATTCATCCATTTTGTCGGTATATTCGTGCATCTTATTGTGTAGATTGTCGTTATTAGATTTTTCCATGGTATCACCTCAACCGTGAGCAGGTGTTCAAAATGTGAGCACATGTCCATTTGTAATTATCACGGGATTACTATACTTAAAAAGATTTGGACGTGCAATACAAATACCAGTATTCGAAATTTTAAGTTTTTGGTGTCGCTCCCCATGCGGGAGCATGGATTGAAATCAATGTACTGAACTTGCTTTTATGATACCGTGCGAGCCGGTACTAATCAATAAACAAAAGTGAAGCATCGCACACAAGACCGAAGCAAACCGCTTCGAAAACGAAGCAATGCCAGAAAGGGGGCTGTAGTATGTTTGATAAATGCTGGACATGCGACCACATGGGTAGGGATTGTATTCCTTATCTGGTCTCGCTTTCGTCCGCCGATTTGCTGGAGTGGTGCAGGGAGCGCAAAGCGATTTTGCGCCTGTCCAATGCGCAGATCGCGGAAGAAACCGGCATTCCAAAAGGTACAATTGACAGACTGCTTAGCCCCGGCAATACGGATTTCAGATACTCCACCATGCAGCCGGTTATTTTCCTTTTAGCGGGCATCCGGCCGGAGGATTTGGTATGCAGCACAATGGCCACCCCGGCAGAGCATGAGGAAACGGTCGCTGTGTTGCAAAGGCAGGTCGCCCGGGAGCGGCAGATCGCGGTCATCCAGCTGCACATCATCAAGGCGCTGGCCATAGGCCTTGCCATCACGCTGGTGCTTATCATCGTGGCGCTGGCCACGGATTTTATAGACCCTGACATCGGCTATTTTTGGTGCACACCGCATAATTAAAAAATGGAAAAGCATAGCAAAAGCAAATATAAAGAGAAAACGGGAGAGACACACCATGACAGTTTACAGAGTGGCTTGTTATGAACGGGTCTCGACAGATGAGCAGGCAATGAGAGGCTTTTCCATCGAGGCACAGATTGACAATCTATCAGACTATTGCAGCACCAACAAAATGAAAATCGTTGATCACTACACCGATGAGGGAGTGAGCGGCGGAAAGCCGGCTTTCAAGCGGCCGAGTATGTCCCGGCTGCTGGAGGATGTGCAGGCGGGCAAAATTGATATGATTTTGTTCACCAAGCTTGATCGGTGGTTTCGGAATGTCAAGGAATATTTTAAGGTCCAGGAAATCCTGGACAAGCACAAGGTGGAATGGAGAGCCATACATGAGGACTATGACACCACCACGGCCAATGGCCGCATGGCGATCACCATCTTCCTGGCCATCGCCCAGAATGAGCGGGAAAAGGGCAGCGAGCGCGTGCGGGCCGTGCTGGAGCACAAACGCCGCAACGGTGAGGCGTGCTTCGGCGGACCAAAAAAGCCGATGGGGTACAAAAAGGTGCTGGACGAAAACGGCGTGCGCCGCCTCGTGAAAGACCCTGCCGAAGAGCAGATGGTGAACGAGTTTTGGGCCATCTTGGTGAAGTATAATAGCATCAATAAGGCCATGCGCCACATGCATGATGTTTACAATGTGACCCGAACGCAGAAAACATGGTACAGGATGGTCAACTCGCCATTTTACTGCGGTGCCTGGGGTGACAATTTGGAGTTTTGCGAACCATATGTGAGCCGGGAGGATTGGCTGATGATACAGGATTCCGAGCGGGCAAGGCCCCGCAAAAACGCGGCGGGCCGGGTGTATGTTTTCAGCGGCATGATGCGCTGCTCAGGCTGCGGCCACATGCTGTGCGGCGATGCCACGCCCAAGGTTTACAAAGGCGTGCGGAAAGAGTACCATAATTATCGCTGCCGCTTCCGCAGTACGACCTGTGACCGCTCATCCATGATCTCGGAGATCAAGGTGGAGAAATACCTGAAAAAGCATCTTCGGAGCCTCCTGGAGCAGGAAATCGCTGCCGCAGAGATGGAAAAGAAAAGGCCCAAGCCCAAACCAAAGTATAATGTTCCGGCCCTCAAGGAGCGCCTGCGCCGCATTGAGGTGGTATACATGGCAGGAAACAAAACGGATGCCGAATATCTCGCGGAAACAAACGAGGTGAAGGCTCTGATCGCCAAAGCCGAGCAGGAGGCCCCACCGCCTGAGCGTGATATCCAGCCGCTGCGGGATTTTCTTGCGCAGGACTTTGAAAACGTATATGACGACTTGGAGCCGGAGGAAAAACAGCGCTTTTGGCGCAGCATCATCAAGGAGATTGTGCTTGACGGCAACCAGGTTAAAGGTGTAATATTTTTTTGAAATTTTTCTGGACTTTTAGGACTATATCGACCGATATAGACACAAAACACCAGACAAGAGAAAGCCCCCACAAAAGCCTGTGGGGGCTTGTTTTATACCCTGATTGCGCCTAAAACTTTGCCAATGGGCTCGTGTAGCACAAGATCGGCACGGTTGTCATATGGGGTGGTATCTCGGTTAATGAGCACCAGCCGGTTGCCGTGGTAGTAGCGCAGCAGGCCCGCCGCCGGGTACACCGTTAGACTGGTGCCGCCCACGATGAGCAGATCAGCCGCTTCAATGGCCTTCACTGCGCCCACCAGAGTGGCTTCGTCCAGCCCCTCCTCATATAACACTACATCCGGCTTCACAATGCCGCCACAGCTGCACCGGGTCACGCCGGTGCTTTCGGCGATGAATTCCACCGGGTAGAACTTGCCGCAGCGGGTGCAATAGTTCCGCAGGGTGCTGCCGTGCAACTCAAACACCTTTTTGCTGCCTGCTGCCTGGTGCAGGCCGTCAATGTTCTGGGTGATGACCGCCTTCAGCTTCCCGGCCGCCTCCAGCTCAGCCAGCTTGATATGGGCGGCGTTTGGCTTGGCATCCTTCACAATGAGCTTATCCCGATAGAATTTGTAAAAATCTTCGGTGTGCTGCTCGAAGAAGGTATGGGAGAGGATGGTCTCCGGCGGATAATTATATTTTTGATGATACAGCCCATCGGGGCTGCGAAAATCCTTAATTCCGCTTTCTGTGCTCGTTCCGGCCCCGCCGAAGAAAACAATATTTTGGCTTTCATCAATCCAATTTTGCAATGTGCTCATATTGCCGCCTCCTGCGCTCTTTAGGGTGTCATGTCGTGATAATATTATATAACGCGCAAAAAGCCCGTACAAGGCCCCTGGTGGCCGCAGAGCGGCTTTTGTGGCGTTTTGGTATCCAGTCAGCACATAGCGCACAAAAAGCCCCCGACTTCATGGTCAGGGGCTTTTCGCTTAGCTCACGGTATAATTGATGCCGCCCAGGGTGTCGAGGTAGTGAGTAAGAGCGTACTTGTCCCCCTCACTCATGGGGCCTGCGGTGATGGTGTACATCTTTTTCATGCCGTTAAGATTTGCGGCCTTGATGATCGACGGATAATCCTTATAGGAATGGTTGAGGTCTACCTTGCCGGAGATACCCGGCACGCTGCCGCTGCTGGTGTGCTGCCACATGCCATAGGGTCCGCCATAATTGGTGGCCCTGGTATAGTGCGCCAGCCAAAAATCATAGGCCTTGAGCTGGCTCATGACCAGGTACGTGGCCGCGAAGCTCTTATAGGTGTACAGGATTCCGTAATACCCGAGCGCTTCCACTCGGGCCAGGAATGCTTTGCACAGGCTCACGTTGGAGGCCTGAGAGAAATTTTTGTACAGGGTCGCGTGCTCGAAATCGAGCGCCACCGGCATGTCGCAGGTAAAGCCGCGCAGCAGGTCAATGCACGCATTTGCTGCCGCTCGCATGGCGGTTTCGCTTGTCGCGTAGCTGTACAGATATACGCCGGTATGTACGCCAGCCGCCTGAGCACCATGCATGTTTTTGCGATAATATGGGTCCTCGGTGATCGTGCCATCGGAGTTAATCCACCCCTGCCGTACCATGGCAAAGCTGCGGCCGGATGCTTTCACCTTGGCCCAATCAACGTTACCCTGGTACTTGGATACGTCCACGCCTTCCATAACAGTTTTGCTCATTCCAGCCACCCCATTGCCTTCAAATCGTCTCGCACCTCGTCGATCTCCTCCTGTTTGATCTGGGCCAGATCGGCGACGGGCACGCCAGCGGCGTCGGCTGCTGCTTCACGGGTGCAGCCATATACAATGGCTTTGATTGCCTCCTGTTTCTGCTCGTAGGTCATTTTTTTACTCCTCCTTATCGTTTTCAAAGAGATGGGTGGCAGCCTGGTGCAGGCCGGTGGCGCCCAGGCCACTCACCATGCCGCTCAGGATAACGTCGGGGGTGATGGCGGGCCAGTTGACCCAGCAGGCGATGGCAATACCCAGCAACGCGCACACGGTGGGGATATACTTGTTATCCACGTCCTGCACCCACTTCTTGAGGATGTAGCCCACGCACAGGCACAGGCCTGCAATCACGGGCACGGTGTAGTTGGTCAAAAATTCGATGTTCATTTTTTACTCCTTTCCTTCGAGGTCTTTGATTCGGTGATTGATAACTTTAATCTGCTCATCAATAACCGGGATACGGCGGGCAAAATTATTGTGCTCCCGCACCTCCCGGGTGAGCTCGTCCAGTTTGGTATCGGTGACGGCTTGCTGAGTAGTAAGCTGGGTGGCCAGCCTGTCCTCAATTTTGCGGGTTGCGGCAAAGTTACTGATGATGACCCCGACGAGCGAGAGCCCGCCGGTAATCAACGCGACGATGATGCTTTCCATTAGCCTTTAAGCCTCCTTCACGGTCACACTCGATAGATCGCCACACTGGCGCACTCGCTGTAATTGCTGTTGCCGCTGGTGACGGACACCCACTGGCGGCCGTCGAGGGTAAAGGTGCCGCTGCCGCCCCACACGCTGCTTTGCCCATACACCCGCTCTGCCCCGTAAATGCGGGTGGAAAGGGTGCCAGCGTCCGCGATGTAGCAATTGGGCACGGTGATCGCCCCGCACGCCCGGTAGGTGCCCGCCGGGAGCCAGCAGCCCCAGCCGCCGAAGCCGGAGGTGCCGCCCTGCGTCCACGCAAGTTTCAGGCGGTTGTAAGAGCCGCCACTCCACCGAGTGTCACCAACGGCCGCGAACATCGCCACCGCATGGCCGCGGCCGTTGATGCCCAGCACCGTATTCCCGGCGCAGAGGTTCGACTCGTTCAGGCCGATGGCGGAGGCCACGGTGCCGTAGGTCTCGCCCACGTAGCTTTCGCCATTGTAAAACCCAGCTGGAGGTTTGAGGTAAAGGCGTTTTACCCCGTCCGTATTTTGCCATGCCTGCGTGTCTCGCTCCACTGGCGTAACTGCCACGCTCGGAAAAGAGGAGGACGCGCCCACCGCCCCATGTTTGCCCACCACGTTCCGGTCCAGTATCGTGCCGGTGACCCGCTCGCCGTCCTTGCCGTGGGCCGTGGTGCCTTCCAGCAGCTTCGCGGCGGCCACGGTGTCCGCCGTCAGATCGATCAGTACCCTGGCGTTAAAAACAATCTTGCTGTTGCCCATGACCCTTACCCGATAGTCACGGTCTTGCCGCCGCTGGTGTTGTCGCTCACGGCATAGGGGATAGCGGCCACTTCCACCTGGCTCAGGCAGTTGTAGCCCTCATCGGGCAGCACGGTCTGGGCGGAGGCCTTGGGGGTCACGCTCTTGCTCTGGGGTTTCATGTCCTCGCTGCCACTCATGGTGCCTTCCACGCCCAGAATGGTCACACCTTCACGCACGTTGCTGGGAATGAGTTTGGCCTGCTCGGTCGAGTCGATGGCCACCTTGCCGCTGCCGTCGTGGTAGCCCTGGGGCACGGTGTAGGCCCCGGCCTTGGTGGTGATTTTGCCCGTCACCGCACCCCGGTTGGGCATGGTGCCGGTGACCTTCTTGCCCTTCACGTAGGCCGTCTTGCCGGTCAGGATTTCGGCGGCCACAGCGGTGGCGTCGCCGGTGGCGGCGTCCCAGTCGCAGGTGCCGGTGATAGGTGCGCCGTCCTTGCCATGGGCGGTGATGCCCTTCAGCAGCTGCGCCGGGGTGACGGTATCGCCGGTGAGGTCCATCAAAACCTCGCCGTTAAAAATGACTTTAGAGTTGTAGGTGTTGGTTGCCATGGTTTACTCCTCTCCGATAAATACGGTTTTGCCGCCGGCCGTGTTGCCCACGTCCCAGCGTTGAATTTCTCGCACAGTGATGTCCTGCGCGAGATACTTGTGAGCCGTGGGCAGCGTCTGCACACTGCCCGACGGGGTGACGGTGGTGGGGCCGGTGTACTCTTCGCCGTGGGCGGCCACCACCGGGCCGGTCACGGACACAGCGGCGGCCGGGGTGCCCGCAGTGACCCGCACGGCCCGGGCCTCCGCCACGCAGACGCGCACGCTCACGGGTCATCCGCCCCTTCCGTCGGCTCTTCGGCTGGCTCGAACAGGGTGCGGTCCATCTGCAAGGCCACCAGGTTGGTGGCGGGCTGGTCGCGCACACCGGCCAACGTGATGCGGGTGTCCAAGTAAAAGGTGCCATCAGCGGGTACTAGCCAGGTCTCGGCCTCCGTCCAGGGCACCATGATGCGGCTGCCGCCCTCTTCCCGCTGGGCCTCACCGGGCCAGCTGCACTGCTTGATAAATTTGCTGCTGCATTTACGCCCGCCCCTGAATATAAACTCGATAAGCTCAACCTTATCTAGGTCAATGCCCTTGAAGTCTACTGCAAGCGAGAAGGTTGTGCCTTGTTTCAGCATGCTCATCCCTCCTCCACACTTACACATAGCAGACCACGCCCTGGCCCGAAGGTGTGCCGCCGCCGAAGTTGCTGGACCACTGCGCCACGATGCTCTGCCCGGCGCTCACCGGGAAGGTGCCCACATACAGGTTATTGCGGCCCGGTGTGGCCACCACCTGGCCGCCAATGGCAATGCTGGCGATCTGCATATCATGGTCAGCGCTGCCTGCGAAAAGCAGCAGCACCGTGCCGGATGCCGGTGCCGTGCCCAGAGTGTGGGCATTGTAGTCGGTGGGCAGGCTGCCGTGCCAGATGGCCGGGGTCACGCCGGTGCCGGTAATACCCAGTACCTGCTGGCCGTACATGAGCTTTTCAGCGGTCAGGCCAATGGCCGCGGACACGCGGTCGTAAGTCTCGCCCACATAGCTGTTGCCATCGTACATGCCCGCCGGGGGCTGCAAGCAAAAGCGGTTCACCCCGTCCATGTTCTGGTTCGTCTGCGTGTTCGCCGCCACGGGAGTGACGGGCGCACTGGGATAATATTGGCTGATGCCTACCGCGCCGTTTTTGCCCACCACGCTGCGGTTCTTCCGGGTACCGGTTTTCAGTGACTTGCTCCCTTCTGCGTAAAAGGTTGTATCTTCCAGCACGTTTTCAGGTTTTGCATTGGCGAGGGCGAGCTTTGTAACGGATAAGCCCCCGCCACTCTTAAAATTTACCTGGCTGCCGTCCCACACGAAGCTCAGCCAGCGGCCGCTCAGCGCCTCGCCTGCAAACGCATCGGCAAAGGATTCGCCGCCCGCATAGGCCGGCACCGTTTTGCCGTTCAGCTGCACCGTGTCGCCCGCCGCCACGTTGGCGGTCAGCTTCACGCAGCCGTTGGTGCCAGTGCCGACAAATCTATGCACGGTGCCGGTTTTGGTATGCGTATAAAGCGCAATTGCCCCATCAACCAGCTGATAGCCGGTGCCGTCAGGTTTGACAACGGGCACACGGCCCGCGTCTGCGCTGGTAGGCACCGGGACACCAAGGACATCAGCCCCGGTCGCATACCCCACATACTTACGAAAAAGAGGCATAGTCATACGCTTGGCCGCCCCGTTCTGGGTGATTAGAATGCCATCGTTGTCAGTGATATCACTGGATGCAGGGAGATCGCACACGTTTTTGCAATTCATTGGTATTTACCCCTTCCTTTTTAGTATTTAGAGCTTGAGAGCCACGCCTCCGTCTGTCAGCACTTCGCTTTCGTCGTTTGCGGCGGCAAGGGTGTCATTGAGGGCGCTGCTGCCGATTTTGGATTTCAGTACCCTGAATTCGATTTTGTCGCCGGATTTCAGCGGAGATGTAAATGTTACGGTGGCGCTGCTGCCGGTGCCGTTTACGGTGTAGCCGCTTTTTTGCCACACCAGCCCGCCCACATTGACCAGCAGCACGTCCACGGTGGCATCATAGTCGGTGATGCCAATGGTTACCGTGGCGCTGGCGGCCTCAAGCGTGACGACGTTGGTGTATTCTTGGATGTAGGTGAGTACATTCAAATCCTCGGTGAGCGCGGCCATGAAGTCGTCAAGTGCTGCCTGCTCATCTGCGATTTTTGCCAGCATGGCGGCATATGCGGCCTCATAGGCGGTTTGCCATTGCACGAACAGCGTGGAGGTGTCCACCTGGTCGATCACGCCGGTGACCCAGCCGCATACGCTGGTATCTGCACGGGTGTCCGTGATCTCACCCTGTGTGATGCTGGTGGTCATTTTCTCCACATAGATTTTGGCCAGCATGTACTCTTTCACTGTGCTGTTTCGGGTCAGCGCAGGGGGGTCAGGTGTCGCCGCCGGGGTGCCCTCTTTCAGCTCAAGGGTGATTTTGCGCTCCGTGAGGTCAAGCCGCACGACGACCGCGTCATATCGCGCCAGGGACGAGCCCACGGTCAGGGTCAGGGGATACGGCTCATCATTATCCAGATAGTGATAATCAAACATGCCGCGCCCCGCCTGCACCGCCACACCCATGCCGCCGGTGGAAAGCACCTGAAGGCTGCTGGATTTGTCGGCATACACGCCGCTGGAGATAATTCCCTGCAAATAGCGGCCGATATCTTCGGCATTGTAAAGGCGATCGTTGTTCAGCGAGTTAAAAAAGCCATATGAGAGTGCCATTTTATCAACTCCTTTCCATCAGGCGTTATCCAAAGGTTGGTGTGCAGGTGTAGCCGTTTTCGTCCCAGGTCTCCATGACTTCGAGCACCTGCGTGGAGGCCGCCACACCATATCGGTTTATCACCGTCACAAGGTCGCCCAGGTTGTAGTCTGTTCGGTAGGTGTACATTTGTCCGATGTCCACGGTGCCCTCCATGGTTTCAACTAAAGCCGCCATGGAGAGTTCGGTGCTGCCGCGTTCTGCCAGCTGGGCCATGTAATCGGTATCGGAGATTTCCCCCTCATTGCTGGACAGGTCTCGGGCATCCACATACATTTCCCGCCGGGCAAGCCCAGCGGTGTCACTGCTGCGGCTCACGGTCGTGCGCCGTCTCGCGGTGCCTTCGCCCTCACCGGCCACCAGGGCCACGTTCTTGTACTCTTTTTTATTTATGGTGTACACGGTTGTGAGCAGGTTGTCGTACTCGTCCGAGAATACAACCGGCAGCCGCTCCTCTTGTTCGACCGTCCGATCAACGGGTTTGGTGAAATCCATCACCATGCCGCCATCCTTGATGGTAATGAAAAAGCCATAGTTATAGGAGGCGCAGAGCTGCTCCAGAGCATCCAACAGCCCAGTGCCGGTGAACTGAACGCTCACCTTGTCGGTGTACCCATGAGCAGCAGCAAGGGATAAACCGGCATACTTCCGAGTGGCAATAGTGGGGGAAATGTAAGCATCCGTTACAAGCTGCCGCATTGCGTTTTCCAGCGAGCCGGTGAGCACAGTTTGGTCCCAGATGATGCGCCGGTCAAGGATGGAGCGCAAGCAGCGGCCAGTCACAGTCAAATAGTCCCCGTTTTCCTCGTCTGTGGAGATATCCACCTTTTCGATGATACCGGCCATGTTGTCGTCCTGGCGCAGCACCATCCGGTCGATTTGCAGCAGGTCCACCATCTCATCGGACACTGGTACATAAATCTCAAAATCGCCGCATTCGCGGAAGCGATTGGTCCAGATGATGCTAGATGCAGTATCCACCACGCCCACAATCGTATAGGTCTGGTCATAGATCAATAAATCCAAAAATCACACCCCCTGATATTTGTTCGTGTGATAGATCACCATCTCAAGGGCCCCCTCATCCACGGTGTAAGAAAATTCATGCCGCCCCACGGAGAGTTGTAGCCATGTGCTGCCTGCCATCAGCGTATTGATGTAATTGGTTTTGATGCCGTTTCGGGACAGTACAATGCTTTTCTGGCCGGTTGTGGTGTTGACGATCAGCCGGTCACCCGGCTCCATGTCAACAGAAAATCCGATAAATTCGCCCGTTTCAAGGTTATAGATTCGGGGCTGCAAGCTGCGTACCTTTGCCAAAATCTCAATGCGTAAGCCCGTTGATACCTGGCCGTCATTCACGATAACGGAGCTTGCGGTCTGGTCGATGGTGCTCAGCGGGATGCCCGCCGCAGGGATAGCGAACGGGAAAGAAAAAGCACCCTTTACGTCGCTGGCATCGGTGTAAGTCTCCTGAAGGTCCTGCCAAAAAGGTTGCGGACAGATGATTGATATCTGCACATTTTGCAATTGCTCCCACGGGTCAACTTCGACCGTCTCGATGTAGCCATCCAGCCACACGTCCATGCCGTCGTTTTCGTAGTACACCTTGATATAGGCCTTTGCCGCAGCCCACCGATAAAGAGCAAGCCGGGCGCGGGCAATGTCTCGGCGTATGTAAATGGTGAGCACCAGGTTCCGCTCATCCACGGTGGCGCTGTTAAACCTGGTCCCATCACTGGTGGCCATCTTTGAGCGCATGATGGTAGCGGACGGGGGACCGGTGCCTGAAAGCACGGGCTCATATCTCGGGTCGGCACTCAAATTTAGTACTTCGCCCGCCGCGTTTTCAATTTTAATCGTGGGCAATCCCATTTGTGCCGCCTCCTTTTACGACTGCGTGGCAAAGCGCAGCTGGTTTTTAGTTTGCCGGTAGATTTCCGCGCGGGAGAGCGCTTTGGGGCTGTTAATCGTCTGATAAAAATTGTATACGGTTCCGCCCTGCTGGCCGCCTCTTGCCGCCCCGCTCTGCGCCTTAGCGCCCAAAGCAGCGCTGGACAGTTCAGAGTTGGCCGCGCCGAGTGCATCCTTCGCCATGCTGGTCATTGCCTTGGTCACCGATTTGGTGTTTTTTTCAATGCCTTCCGCCATGCCCGCAGGCAGCCATTTGCCCACCTCGTCGCGCATGACTTTGGACGGCGAGCCAATCTTGAAGAATTTTTTCAGGCCGTTCAGCACGCTATCGCCAAAGCCCTGAATTTTGCCGATGACCCACCCGGTCATGTCGCTGATGCCGTTCCAGAGGCCGCGCACCAGGTCTTTGCCGATGTCAAGCATTTTGCCGGGCAAGCCCTGGAGTACGCCCACTACACTGTCGAAAATGGATTGTGCAGCCGATTTGATAGAGCCCACTCCACTGAGTACAGCGTCGCCCATCCAAGTGATGGCCTGCTTGCCGAGATTGAGCAACATTTGCGGCAGGTTTTTGATGATGTTTACAATTGCATCGAAGATGGTAGAGCCTGCATTGCGTACTCCTCCGGCCATGGACACGATGCCGTTTTTAAACCAGGTGGTGGCCGTTGTGCCGAGAGATTGCAATTTGGCGGGCAAGCCTTGAATAATGTTGACGATAGAATCGTTGATTTTCTGCCCGGCAGCCTTGACACTACCAACCATTTTCAGCACGCCGTCTTTCATGGCCTTGATGGCGTTTTGGCCCAGGTTAATCCAGTTGAATGCCTCCCACACATCGACAATGGCCCGGATGATTTTCGGGGCGTTTGCAATCAGCGATGGGATAGCCTTCAAAATACCCAGAATGATCTGCCCAATCAGCTGAGCGCCCTTGAGTAAGATGGTGGGGAAATTGTCATTGATAATGTTTGCGAATTTGCTGATGATTTCCGGGGCCTTAGCCAGCAGCATCGGGAGCGCGTTCATGATGCCCTGCACCAGGTCGCTGAGCAGCCCGAAGCCGGTCTCGATGATCGTGGGCGCATTATCATACAGCGTTGTGGCAAAGTTCATAATCACGTCGAGCGCCTGAGAAACGAGGTCCGGGAGGCTTTCCCGGATGCCCTTGCCCAGGTTGCCAATCAGTTCTTTGCCCTTTTCCAGGATAGTTGGGAGGTTTTGCTGCAAACCGTTGACAAATCCGCCCACAGCAGCAATGGCCCCCTGCATGATGGTCGGCAAGTTTGACACAATGCCATTCAGCAGGTTGTAAACCATCTGCCCAGCCGCCTCCAGAATGGACGGAAGGCTCTGCTTCACGCCACTCACCAGCGAGGTCACCATGGACACGCCAGCGGCCAGCAGTTGCGGGGCCGCCGCGATGATGTACTGCACGATCTGGGCCACACCGGCCGCCAGCTGAGGCGCGGCATTTACGATGCCCTGCACCAGGGAGACCACCACGGATGCGCCGATGGTCAGGATGGTGGGCAGCGCCGCAACGATTTTTTGCCCCAGTGTGGTCAGCATGCCAGAAACGGCCTCACCCATTTTGGTTGCGGCTTCCGGCGAGCCGTTCAGCACACCCGAGAACGCCGTTCCCAGCGCCTTGACGTTCGGCAGCAGGTCCGTGAGAATAGCGGCGCCAATCTGCTTGAACGTTGTCATGATCGGCATGGCAACGCGGCCAATTTGGGCCATTGCCTCGTTCATCTTTGCCGTGGCCTCGTTGTTCTCGATGATCGCGGCATTTTGCTCTTTGTAGGTTTGCCCGAGCTTGCCATATGCACCGTCGAGAGTGTCCACAATGAGCTGTTGCCGCTCTTGCTCAGTGCTGCAAGCCGCCAGTTTGGTGTTGAAATCATCCTCATTGATTCCGGCCCAGTTCAGCGCGTCCGCAAGGTTGCCCGTTACCTGTGCTACCCGGCTGGTTTCGTTGATGCTTTCGGCTAGGCCGTCCAGCGGGATGCTGTCGCCGTACTTCGCCCAGATGCCCGCCATGCTGTTTGTGATGCTGGCAAGGTTTTTCTCGCTCATGCCGATGGCTGTCAGGTTATTTACTGTCGTGGTCACCAGCGTGGGGTCATCACCGAGAATGCCGTAGAACTCGGTAAATTGCTTTTTTACCGCGTCCGTGCTGCGGCCCGCCTCTTTGGCGCTGGCCTCCAGCTTGTTCATGTTGCCAATCCACTCTTTGCTGGTCTCGCTGGTGGCCAAAAACGCAGTGACAAGCCCCGCAGAGGCAGCGCCCACGGCTTTGATGCCGGTTACTACAGCTTTGGCGGCCATGGATGCAAGGCTGCGGGCAGCATTTGCAGCGGCAGAGGCCACGCTTTTCAGAGGTTCCGCGCTGATGCTGCCAACCTCTTTGCCGGCCTTTTTGGCGGCGGCACCGGCCTCACCCAGGTTGTCCCCGAGGCGCTGGGATTCATCTCCAGCGTCATCGGAGGTGCGTTCCATCTCGTCCAGCTGGGCGCTGTATCGGTCAATGCTGGCGGCCGTCTTTTTAATGGCAGCCTCCTGCTTGTTCATTTTGATGGCAAGCTCCTGAGCGCCCTTAGAGCTTTCGCCCTGCTCCTTGACTGTGCGCTCGTACTCGGCGCGGATGATTTCCAGGGCATCCTCCTGGCCATCCAGGGTCTTATTGAGCTGGGTCAGCTTGGCTTTCAGGCCGTCAGAGCTTTGGCTCCATTTGTCCATGCCCGCCGTCGCGGCATCAAACTCACTATTGGCAAGGCGCACATAGCGGTTTGCGTCCTGTAGCCCTTTCTTGAAATCGGTTATATCAATCTGTAGTTTTGTGGTTACATTTTCGTCCGCCATGGTATCATCTCCTTAAAACCAATCATCGCCTGCTTTGCGGTAGATCACCTTTTCAGCACCAGGTGAGGGTGCGCTTGCCTGCGGATTCTGAGCGCGGCGATTGTGGTCTATCTGTTCCGTGATGAGGTCCAGCACGTCCACCAGCGGATAATCCAGGAGCTTTATAGGGTCAAGCCCTGGGAACGCTTGGCAGAGAGTTAGCTTGATGTCGTACCAGTTTTGCGCCGGTGTCAGGTCTCCACCGGCGGCTGGGCGTTTGGGTTGCCACCGTTGCCACCTGCCCCGAGTTTGCCCATCTTCTGGACTACAAACGCCATGATCTGCTGCCCAAGTTCGGCCAGCTCCATCGCGTCCACATGGTCCAGGTCCTCATCGACCAGGCCGAAAGTTGCACGCACCACTTTGGTGATCTGCTCCTCACTGTCAAGCAGACAGTCCAGGATTTCCTGGTCGCTCTCCAGGTCCACGGTGCGGATGGCCTCAAGTACATACTGGCCCACGCGATATGGGATTTTGATTTTATCCCGCTGCCGGGTCTCCTTGATGGTGGTATAGGTATCATCGGTATAGATGTTGAGCTGCATGGTTGACCTCCTTTGGATGTTTAACGTGCATCTTTTTTGAAAGAGCGCACGTTAAATGTTGGCTCATGTATAACCCCTGTTTTTAAGAATTGGCGGGGCCGAGGCCCCGCCGCAGATGATTAGGTATGTGCCGCGGCCACGGTGTCGGGGTCCTGCACGGACGCGAAGAACGTGGATTCTCCACCCGTCCACTTTTCGGCCAGCACGTTGATGGCCTTCGCCGTCTTGCCGGTTTTGGCGAACTTGTGCTGCGTGTTTACGCCGGTGAAGGTGATAGTCGAGCCGGTGCTGTCGGTGCCGTCGTCCTTGGTGTTGTGCTCCTCTTCGGGATACGAGAAGGTACCTTTCAGCCGCCAGACATACACCTCAGAGCCATCAGTCTTTTCGGTGATGTAGCCAATGGCGTAATACTTGGTGACGGGTTCGCCTTCCACGTACATCCCCAGGGTTTCGTCGTATGTTTCGCCCATGAGCTTGGCTTTCACGTCCTCGGGGATGGCCGAGCCTTCGATGCTCACCTCGTCGCCACCAACCGCCTGGATGATGATAGCGGGCACGTTGTCGTAATACTTGTTTGCGCTGTCGCTCTCGGTGGTTTTGGACAGGCTGGACGTGCCGCACACCGCAAAAGGGGTGCCATACGTCAAGCCGCTGCTTTCGGTGGTATCCGTCAGCAGCTCAGCAGCTACCAGGCCACGAATACCTCGCCAGTCTACAATTTTCATAGCGTTTTCTCCTTTTCTTAGATTTCAAGAAATGTTACTTCAAGCCCTCGGCCCATGTGGGTGTCCGTATCGCTGGCCACAGTGTGGCCCTTGCCGCTTACCACCCATCCGGCAGCCAGCAGAGCCTCCCGCGCCGCATCCAGCGAGGCATACACATCTGAGATGTCGCAGCTGTAAAAATTCACGTCCACGACCCAGGCAAAGCCATATGCTTGTCCGTCATAGTGTTTGTGATCGTCGGCGGACCGGTTCCAAAAGGTGAAAAAACGCTGTGGGTACGTGCCGGGGAGTGCTCCCTGCTGGTACACATCCCCACAGATCGTTTCCAGAGTGTCAATCAGGTTTTGCATAACCATGTCAACCACCCAGCCTTTCCAGGATTGTTTTCACGGCCTCTTCCTGCTTCTTTTTCGCGGTCCGCTGTGCCGCCGGTCCATACATTGCCGCGTAAAGCCCATTGACCGGTGGCATTTTAGGGGTGCCGTACATCAGAAAAATACTTGTGATGTCCTCGGACAGGTTAAAGCCGAGAGGTAGCTCCGCAATGTTGCCGCTCCAGTCCACAGAGGTAGACCGGGAAAGGCTGTCACGGGTCCCGCCCTGTGAGTATTTGCCATGCGCGGGCAGGTTGCTGGCCTGTATGGCTTTCAGGATTTCCTGGTTGATGGTGAGCTTTGCCTGTATCATGGCGGCGGAGGTGGCCCGCTTTATGGCAGCAGTGCCTCCGGCTGCCTCAAGCCGTTCAGCGTATTTTTCCAGCGCCTTTGTGTCAAAGCCGTTTTTCTTCTTCTTCGCCACGTCAAGCGCCCCCCTTCACGCGGGTGAGCTTCATCTTGCAAAATTGGTTTTTCTGCTCAATGTTTTCGGGCTCTCCGATGATCTCATACACCCGCGTTTGGTCGTTTGCCAGAGCAACCCGGCTGGCCGCCGAAAACTCTGGCCTATACCAGGTTTCCACCGTCGCCGTGTCCTCAACGGTCATCACGCCGTTGGTCTCCCGCTCAGTGCCGCCGTATGTGGCAAAGCTACCGAAAAACAGGATTGCATCGTCGTATACTTTTTTGGGCACGCCGAGCTTACTGATTGTGTCGCAAACGGGATACAGCAGCATCGGCACGTCAAACGGTTTGCCGGGTCGATATCTTGCCATTTTAATCACCATCCATTTGCCACGGGTTGGAAAAATCGCAGTCCAGCATCGTGCCCGCTGGAATCGGCTCCGGCGTTACCACGCAGATGGCCCCGTGAGAAAAAATTTTGTACATGGCATGAGTGGTATCTGCATCGCCGATTTTCAGGTATCCCGGCGTGAGAATGTCCACAGCGGGATAATATGCCGGGTCGTCGATTTGTGCCAGCCACGCATTGATGCCCTGTTTCAGGTCGTACTTGCCAACCTTCAGCAGTTCCAGGTATCGGATATAGAAGTGCTTGCCTTTCTGGTAAATTCCCTTGTTGTCGTTGTCGTAGTATGGAGCGCCCGCATAGTAGGCCATTTTATCGGTGAATGTGCATACTCGGGTGAGCCTGCTCGGCCCAGGGTCGGGCCCGGGCTCCGGCTCGTCCACAGGGGCATAAACCAGTTGCAAACAACGTTGATTAAAATAAGGGGATAGAGCGCCGTCACCTGCGCCATAATTCCAAAGATCGAGTACGCCGCGAGCGATAACGCCCACCACCTTATCCGATTGCAGGACGGCAGCACTTACACCCGCGCTTGCCAGGTATGCCTTGACCTCGAAAATATATTCTTCGATGGTGTTGTCCTGGTAGTCGCCGGTAATGCCAATTGAATTTTTAACCCTTGCGAGCAATTCGTCCGCTGTAATTGCCATTGGTGCCACCGCCCTTTGCCTTAACTAGATTTTTTGGTGATCGTGACCAGGCTGCCCTTGTCAACGACTTTGCCGTCCACGCTCATGACGGCCTTGGTACGGTTGTCCTCGGTGTCCCAGTCAACCTTGCGCTGGATGCCCAGGTCGTAGATGGTGTTGAGCATGTAGTCCGAGAAGTTGAAAATAGCAGCCACGATTGTGTCAGCGTCCGGTGCATCCACATAGCTGGCCATCTTGTCGGTGATAACGACCTCCCGGCCCAGCAGCATATACTCGGGCTTGGCCGAAATACCATAGTTTACGCGGGCAATCGGCTGGCTGTTGCCGTCACTCATTGCGTAGAATTTATAGAAGGTCTTTTTGCTCATGATCCAGCGTGCGGTGCTTTCATATTCAACAGGCAGAGCAGCCTCCGCACTCGTCAGCAGCTCATAAGTCAACGAGCCACTTTTGGCCACGCTCAGCGCCTGCCCGGATTCGGGGGCCTCAGCCAGGATGCCCTTGGGCTCGCTGGTACCGGTGCCGCTGATGATGGCAGTCTCGATGGCCTTCACCATTGCGTTTGCCACGTTTTCAGCCAGCTTGGCCTCAAACGCAGACAGTGCCATGGCTGCGACTTCCATCGATACGGACACCTCACACCGCAGTTTGAAGTAAGTAAAGGTGATTTTGCCGGTGGTCTTTTTCTGGGTATCGCTGCCCTTGCCTTCGCCGCTGCCGTTGTCAGCCTTACCCACCCAGGTAGCCGTGGGCTTGCTGGCGCTGGTGGGAATCTCAACGCCCGCCTGGTAGCTGGTGCGGGTCACCAGATTGATGATGGTGCCCACTTCGTCCATGCGTTCAATGATGCGATCAAGCACCACGGTGGGGATAACACTGCCCACATCACTGGTGAGGGTGTTTGCATCAGTCCGCATTTCCATCGGGATAGGAGTGCCGCGCATAACGTAGTCCATGAACGCCTGCCGGTATTCGGGGCGGTTCGTTGCGTCGCTCAGGTCAACGGCCCGAGCGCCATAGCTGGCGACCTGTCGAAATTCGCGCATGGGGTTTACAGGTGCGCCGCCGGTCGGCTGAGCGGAACGGCTGGCGGCATTGCCTTCACCGTTGCCGCCATCACCATTGCCACCCTCGCCGTTATCGTCCAGAGCGTCCAGCTGCTCTTTTGCTTCTTTCAGTTCGTCCAGCACGGCCTGAAGAGTTTCGCCCAGGCTGCGCACCTCATCGGCGGTGGTAGCGTCCTTGATCTGAGCACGCAGTTCACCGGCACGTTTCTGCTTGGCTGCAATCAGCTTTTCGAGATATTTTCTCATGGTGTTTTCTCCTTTGCTGTTTAGTTGTAGAGATATTCGGCCTTGAGCTTTTCGAGCTCAAGCGCGGCAGTGTCCACCGCCTCACGGCGCTCCCGCGCGGTGTCCACCGCGTTACGGGCGTTGTCCAACGCCTGTTTGCACCGTGTGCTGATTTCGGTTTGCTCATAGGCTGGGAACGTCACGGCGGAGACTTCCACCACCGTGCCGATCTTGCGGATATGTCGGAGTGGGTGATCGCTTTCCAGCCCCTCCCACTCTTCGTCATCGATGGAAAACATAAAGCTCATGCCGCTCAGGTCTCCACGGTCCACAGCGCTGCAAAGAGCGCGGGCATCTGCATTGTTTTCCGTGTCCAGGTCCACCCGGATATCCATGCCATCCTTGACGACGGCCAGCTGCATGGTGCTGTTTTTGTTGTTTTTACGGCTGCGAGCCATCGGAATTTTGCTGGTATCGTGATTTACCAGAAAACGCACGTCCCGCAGGTCGGCCTCGTCCAACGCGCCCGGTTCGATGATCTCGTCAAACGGGCCAAGGTTGGTCTTTTGACCGTATACAATGGGGCGCCCCACAATAGAGCGCCCGCCCCGGCTGCTTTCTTCCGTGCGAGCCTCAAAGGTGTATGAGCGGCTTTCCAGCGGCTTGTCCTTACTCATTGCCATTTCCTCCTCCATTGTTTTGTTCGCCTGCGCTTGGCTGCCCAACCTGGTACTGGCTGGCATTGTTTGCATCAATCCAGTTCAGGCTCATGTATCGTTTGCCCTCAAGCTCTGCCAGCGGCCTCATACCAAAAGCCACACGCTTTTCGTTTTCGAAGAGTGCGCCGGTCGGGGCCAGCAAGTTAATCATGCTGATAGTCTGGTCAATGCTCATAAAAATGAGCTCTTTGGGGTAAAATTTGATTTCGTTGGAAAAGCTCCGCTCTGTCGGTGTGAATAGCACCCGCGTGAATTCCTGCGAAAGCTGGATAATGATGGGCTCAATCGTTTTCTGATAGAAGGCCTCATAAGTTTCTTTTGTGTAATCCCCCACCAGTACATCCAGTGGCACGCCAAAGCTGCGCAAGATTTTTTCATCAATGAATTTCAGGGTGTCGGTATCCACCAGCTTGATATCCCGATTGATGGGGATATATTCGCCCTTCATGTCCATGCCGATGATGCCGCTCTCGCTGTTTTGCAGCTTGGCCTCAAACTCCTTCATGGCCGCCTTAGTCTCTTCCTGGCCAATCACCGAGCCGTATTTCACGACACCGTTCACCGCCATGCTGGCCTTCACCGATTTTGACAGCCCGGTGAGCATCCGGTTATTGATTTCCAGCGTTTGCAGCAGCGCCGTGTCATCTGGCAGCCCATCCACGCCGCCGCCCATGTATTCGCTTGCGCCGTAGTTCCGGCGCAGGTGGATAATATCCGAGTAGGGCAGCCGGATGGACGAGCCAATGCTGTCGCTGAATTTGAGGTCAACGTACAAGCGGCCCGCTGCATCCTCCAGCCAATCCACGCTGGCAGGGGATACAGGATAAAGGCCGGTATATGTTCGCCGTCCCTGGCCATCCAGGCGGTAGGTAGGCACCACCCAGCTGTTAGAGGTCGCAAAATAGTTGTACATGACCTTACTCAAGAAGTCCGCCGTGGTCATATAGTGATTTGGGCAGTTCAGGACCTTTTGCAGCGGGTCGCCGGATGCTACCGGTACAATATCGGCACCGTTGCGTATCACATGAGTGGGGGCCAGCTTCATGACCTCATCGGTCACACATTTGGTAGCCTGCGTCACAACGTCGCTTGCGTAGATATTCCGGCCAAAGGTGGAGTACAAAGGCGTTTGCCCGCTCATCATGTCGGCATATGGCAGCCGCTTTTTGGGGGCAAAAAGCCCTTTCAGAGTGTCAAGCCATCCCAATTTACTCAACTCCTTCCTAGCGCGGTAATCTGCGCAAATTCTGTGCGGTTGCGGCGGTACATCTCATTCAGTATGATGGTGGTCACGGCCCCGTCGATTTTTCCCTTTGCCTGCTGCTTCACGCACAGACATTTGCCGGTTTGGTCAATTTTCAGGGCGGCGTTGCCCCAGCACCACCGGTCAACGGGATTCTCGTTGTAGTTAATGAGCTGGTGGCGCAGGTCCGCCTCAGTCAGCTTCAGGGCATTGTCTAGGCTTTGGGCGTTCTGGGGTATCATCACGACCTCGCGGGTGTCGTCGTCGCCGTCGGTGCTCCACCCGTAGTCACGCATACGCCGCAGCCAGTCCTTTGCAAAACGCTGGTCATATCCACATTTCCACAGCTTTATACCGTGGTCTGTGTATAAGCTGTAAAACCAATCGGCCACCAGGGCCAGGTCGTTGTCGTTTCCGGGTGTAACCGTGATGAGATCAGCGGCCACCCATTCGGCATATTTCGCCCCGGCCTCGTGGTCGTCGGCATCCGGCAGCAGCTTCGCTTCCGGGATAAAATACCGGCTGAAAATGTATTTTGTCGGGTCGTCCGGGCGCATAATGAGCACCTTTGCACAGCACAGGTCGGTTGTTTCGGCCAGATCGACCGCGCCCAGGGCATAGCAGCCATGGAAATCCGCGATATCGTAAGTTGCCGGGTATGCATAATCCTCAACGTTCAGCCAGGCGGCCACGCCGTTCTGCTTGATGTTGAAGTCTTTGGCAAAAACATAGCGCTTGTCGGCCGTGCTGGCCCTGGCCTGCTCAACCTCCCGGCCCAGGCGGTCGTACTTCTTCACGCCATAGGCGAGGGCAGGGTTTGCTTTTTCCCACAGGCGGTTTTCACGATTTCCAAGCCATACCTCTTGCTCACTGTCCATGGTGTACAGCCAGGGGAGCATCCGCTCACCTGCGAGGCCGCTGTTTTCGCCGCTCAGCACCGCGCGGAACTTCGCCAGCTCGTCATCCAGATATCCACCTTCCACAAAGCCCTCGGTGGTGATTTCAAACACCTTCGGGTTGTCCTTGGTGGACTGGCTTTGCTCAATGGCCTTCGGCAGGTCATTGGTTTTCATTTCGTGGACCTCATCCAAGATGGCCCAGTCAATGTTAAAGCCCTCCTGATTCCGTGAAGCCACAGAGAGTTTGAAAATTTTTGTGTTTCCGGGCTTGTACAAGAGATTGGTCTGGGTGCGGCGGCTGTCCAGGTCCCTGGGGTCGATCAGTTTCCGCATGGTGTCGATGGCGGTATAGGACAGATTGCTCTGCCGGTCATCGTTGGAGGCACACACCAGATCAGCACCTTCTGGCCCTACCACAAACTCACTCAGGCCCAGCCCGCTGCACAGTTCCGTTTTTCCGTTTTTACGGGCGATCAGCAGCATGATTTTCTGAAAGCGGTCTATCCAATAGCCCGCCTCCTGGCTGGCTTCGGCCATTTTGAAACTGTAAGATGCTTCGATAAAGGCCTTTTGCCAAAGCATCAGCACCATTGGCTTGTTGTAATAGGGCGATTTCGTCAGCCGCACACAGTGCTCGATAAAGTCCATGCGCAGCAGGGCCGCCTCCCGGTCATATATGTATCG